TATGCTATAATTCTGTCACAAAGAAAGATTTATGAGAAAAAAAGTCGAATTGTAGCATAAAAACGCTTGACTGTCAAGCGTAAGAAAATTTTGAAAAGGAGGTGCGAACGATGAACCCCATAGAGTTATTGAAAAAGTATGATATTCCTCAACCGCTTTTGGCGAATGAAATGGGTATTACGCGGCAGGCGTTAAATTTGTGGTTTTCGGGGAAAGTAACTCCAAAGCCGAGAAGCATGAAGCGGATTGCGGAAGCGATGAAGCGTTTAGGCGCTGATACCAACGAAATTGAAGTATATAAAGCCTTTATAAGTTAAAAACAACAGACGAAGTAATCGCGTGTTTTGTGAAATAGCCCGTGGAGGGAAAGGAGCAAAGATGACACAATCCGAACTGAACGAAATCCTTGAAAAGCATAGGAAATGGCTGAACGATGAAGAAGGTGGGGAAAGGGCAGACCTTAGCGGGGCAAACCTTAGCGGGGCAAACCTTAGCGGAGCAAACCTTAGCTGGGCAGACCTTAGTGGGGCAAACCTTAGCGGAGCAAACCTTAGCGGAGCAAACCTTAGCTGGGCAGACCTTAGTGGGGCAGACCTTAGCTGGGCAGACCTTAGCGGAGCAAACCTTAGCGGAGCAAACCTTAGCGGAGCAAACCTTAGCTGGGCAGACCTTAGTGGGGCAGACCTTAGCGGGGCAAACCTTCGCGGGGCAAACCTTCGCGGAGCAGACCTTCGCAGGGCAAACCTTAGCGGGGCAATATATAACGAAAATACAGCGTTTTTCGCTTTGTGTTGCCCCGAAGAAGGCTCTTTCATCGGCTTCAAAAAAGCAGGTAAAAAAATTATCAAATTGCAGATTCCGAAAAATGCGAAACGCTCGTCCGCGACTACTCGGAAATGCCGTTGCTCGAAAGCGAAAGTACTTTCGATAACAGAGATAGACGGAAGCGACAGCGGCATAACGGAGATTCGTTCAGACCGTGACGAAAGTTTTATATACAAAGTAGGCGAAACGGTCAGCGTATCCAATTTCGACGAAAACCGTTGGAACGAATGTTCAACGGGAATCCATTTCTTTATCACCAGGGACGAAGCGGTGAGGTATAACTAAAAAAGCAGGCGGGAAGCTGTGCGAGCAAGGGTGATATCGGCAAGGACATGAAGACTATTTAAGAGTCTTAAAGGGCGCGTAGGAGGGGCTATGAAGTGGTGGGATAAGGTGTTGGATAAATTAATCGAGCCAAAGCCACAAAAGCCTGTACGGACGAAAGCAGAGCTTTTAAAGCTGATAGAAGAAGCGGAGCGGGAACAGTTAAAAGGAATTTTTCGGAGGAACGGTTATGACGAGGTTTGAGAAGAAAAATCTTTTGAGGGTGAAGCTGGAAAGTATATTCCGTCACATGAGAAACGGAGAGCCGTTGAACGATGACGAGAGGTATCTCTTCTTTACGATAGAGGGCTTGAACGGAGCGCAGACAGACGAAGAAGCGATAGAGGAATACCTTTACAGTCTGTTGCTTTTAGAAAGCGAGGTGGTAGCATGAAACTGATGATAGAAGCCGGGAAAGTAGTGTGTACGCTGGACGAAAAGAACGCCGAGTTTTTGCATGACTGCTATCCGAGATTCAGCGGGTATCAAGGAAACAAATTGAAGATGTACGAGAGCGGAACGGAAAGCGATTATGCGCGATTAAAGACGATTGTAGGGTATGCGGAACGGCATGGAGTGGAAGTGTCCGAGGGCGTGTATAAACGCCTTGCAGAGCTGAAAGAGGCGAGTGAAAAGATAGAGCAGGAACGCATAAGGACCGAGAAAGAAAAACGCAGAGAGAAATTCTGGGAAAAATTGAGTACAGAGGGTTGCGGAAATTGCCCTTACAAAAAAGCGATCGCATGGGAAGACGACGGCTACGTACATAAATGCCGTGTGACGGGAGAAGAACTGCGGAAAGAAAACAAGCCTACATACGGCGCAGACGGGATTTATTATCTGTTTCATTGGGTAACCATGCCGAGCGGGAAATGCCCCTATAAAGTGGAAAGGAGGGCAGAATAATGACAATCTACGAAAAGCTGTCGGCGATACAGTCGGAACTGAAAGCGCCGAAAAGTCAATATAACTCATTCGGGAAATATAACTATCGGAATTGTGAGGATATATTGGAGGCGGTCAAACCGTTATGTGCCAAGTACAAGGCAGTAAGCGTGATGGGTGACGAGGTAATCCAAATCGGAGAAAGATATTACATAAAGTCCACAGCGCGGCTGATAGATCTTGAAAGCGACGGAGTGGTAGAAAACACGGCATATGCGCGTGAGGAAGCGGAAAAGAAGGGAATGGACGGAAGTCAGGTAACGGGTGCAAGCTCGTCATACGCGCGGAAATATGCGTTAAACGGGCTGTTCGCGATAGACGATACGAAAGACAGTGACACGACAAATAACGGACAGACGGCACCCAGGGAAGCGACGAAGGCAGAAAAGAAGGTGCAACCTGTCGAAAAAAACGAAGAGTTCAAGCGATTGACGAAAAGCGAGCTGGTGCAAGTGTACGGAGTGAGCAATGCAGAAGCGACGATAGCCTGGTTCGAAAAGAAATTCGGGATAGTATTTAAGGATTGGGACAAAGACGCAACGGAAGCAGCGCGGGCGAAACTGACGGAACAGAAAGAGAAGCAGGAACGAGGAAAGGCATTGAAAGAGCAAGCGGACGGGGTAGAGCCTCCGTTTTCCATGACGGATTGAAGGAGAGGAGTGAAGAAATGCGAGAAAGTTTTATTTTTTACAAGTCCTACGCCGATCAACTGCGCAAGTTGCCCGACGAACAGTTTGCAACGATTATGAAAGCGATCTTTGATTATGCACTTGAAGGCGCGGAAGGGGAACTCGGAGTGATAGAAAGCGTAATTTTCGGATTGATAAAACCCCAGCTTGACGCGAATAACGTCCGTTACGAAAACGGTAAAAAAGGCGGAAGACCGAAAACCGAAACGGAAGCGAAAGGAAATCAAACCGAAACCAACAATAAACCAAACGAAAACCAAAGCATAACCGAAACGGAAGCAACCGAAACCATCCCGAAACCTAATGTAAATGTAAATGTAAATGTAAATGAAAAAGAAAAAGAGTACTTACGTACTCAAAAAGAAAAAAGCGACGAAGGCGGGGAAACATTCCCCTTATCAGCCGAAGAAAGCAGCTTGAACGAAAACGCAGGGAAAAAGCGGAAAGAATTTATACCGCCGACGTTAGAGGAAGTAACGGCATATGCGGAAGAGAGAGGGCGGGTAGATTTGGCGAAAAAGTTTTTCGACTACTTCGAGGCGGGAAATTGGCACGACAGCGAAGGCAAGCCCGTGAAAGCGTGGAAGCAGAAGTTTATCACATGGGAAGCGCATCAACCATATCCTGAAACAGTCCCGAAGAGCGAAAGCAGACGACCGATAAAAAATATTTTGTGAGGCGAACATGGGGTTTCGTACATATACCGACATAGAGGATTTCAGAATCGACGAGAGCCAATACTTAAAAACAGGGATAGAAAAGCTGGATAGAGCGATTTTGGGATTAGGTTTAGGACAACTTGTGATCGTGACGGGAACGAGAGCCGGCGGGAAGACGACGCTCACAGGCCAGTTGACGTGTAACTTTATCGACAAGGGCTATTCGGGATTGATCTGCTCTTTCGAAATGGCAAACCCGCGGTTGAAGAATTGGCTGACGTTACAGGCATTAGGTCCCGAACATTTGACGGGATACACGACCTCGACAGGGAAAGAGCTGTTCTACCCGCGAACGAAAGAAGTCAAAAAAGCGGTTGACGATTGGATCAGTGCGAAACTGAAAGTATACGACAACGCGAACTTCGACGCGGAAAAAATCTGTGCGGACATAAGCGAAGAGGTTAAGAAAAATCCGAAGATTAAGTTTGTAATCCTGGATAACCTGATGAAGATCGAGCTGGACGGAATGAGGGACAGTAAGTGGGAATCCCAAAGCCAGATCGTCAAAAAGCTTCAACATTACGCGCAAAGAAAAAATATCTGCATCATCTTGGTAGCGCATCCGAACAAAGTTAAAACGTTGCCGAGAATCGAGGACGTAGGGGGAAGCGGAGATATAATCAATACAGCCGACACGGTGCTGTTGGTACACCGAGTGACGGAAGATTTCAAAATCCGTGCGGGTGAGTACTTCGGATGGAAAGAAGGGCACCCCGCGCTGGAATATTCAAATATTATCGAGATAGCAAAAGACCGAGAGTTCGGAGATGACGACAGTATGGTAGGTGTATATTTCGATCCGAAGTCCAAGCGATTTTTGAATTATCCTGGGGAAAATATCCGCTACGGCTGGGACGTGAGTCCGACACAAGAGCATATCAGAATCGGAAAAGTGACGTTGACGGAGTTATCGGAGGATCTGGACACACCGTTTTAAAGGGGGCGCTTATGAAAGAATACAGCGTAAAAGACGTAAGCGCCGCGATAGAACGGGAGATCCGCAAGAACGACGGGATCTATTTCAGTTATGCATGGCGGGAGAAGCTCGGGGAGTTTCTGGAAGAGGAGAGCCGTTATGCGAAGTTGGTGAACTGGCTGAATCGGGAAATAGAGCTTAGCGAAAGCGTGATAAACGTATTTGCGCCGGCGGGCAGGACAAAGGATTATACCAAGGGAAACCTTGCGACATACATGGAGCAGATCCAAAAGCTGGCGATACTGATACATTCTCGGGAGTTGCTTTTGGATAGTCGTACAACAAGGGAAATGCGTGAAAATATCGAATATACGCTGGGGAAGCTATACGGAATCCATTACAGCGAAGAGTTCGGGGATTATATTTGAGGAGGAGAAAAAATGGATAAAGAAATACAGGAACGCTTGGAAATCTATGCAATGTTTTATAAAGACAAGGCGCGTCAACCGGAGAATAAAGAAAAAGAGCTGTTATACGAAGGCTATGCGGCGGGAATCAATCGGGCGATAGCGGAGATCAGGAAAGCCGAAAAGCAAAGGAAGGAAAAGCCATGACGCAGAATGAGGCGGTATTGAGGCATTTGCTGGATAACGGGGGTATTACGAGCCTTGAAGCGATGGAGAGATACGGGATTATGCGGTTAGGAGCGCGGATATACGACTTGAAAAAGCAGGGTTATCTGATAAAGACGTATCTACGGGTCGGGAAATCACGGAACGGGGAAAGCATGGTATTTGCGGAATATCGGCTGGAACGAGTAGAAGAAGCGCGGAGGAGATGGAGATGAAGGTGCTTGTGGCGTGTGAAGAGAGCCAGCGTGTGTGCATAGCGTTTCGGGAGAAAGGGCATGAGGCGTACAGCTGCGATATACAGCCGTGCTCGGGAGGACACCCCGAATGGCATATACAGGGAGACTGTCTGCCGTTATTAAACGGAGATTGTTCGTTTTTCACGGAAGATTTGAAGTTACATACGTTTGAGGGCAAATGGGACATGATCATAGCGCACCCGCCGTGTACATATTTGACCGTGACGGCCAATCGGTGGCTGGACACGGGAAAATACGGGGAAAAGGCGTGGAACAGGATGGTGGGGCAACGGAAGGCGATAGCGTTTTTTTATAAATTTATCATGGCGGACTGCGAAAAAATAGCGATAGAAAATCCGTTAGGAGCTTTATCGACGGCTTATAGGGAATGTGATCAAATCATACAACCGTGGCAATTCGGCGACCCGTACGAAAAACGGACGTGTTTATGGCTGAAAGGGTTACGGAAGCTCAAACCGACAAAAATAGTCACGCCTCCGCCGCGAAGAAAATTCAAAAGTTGCAACTCCATGCCGGAGTGGTATGTGGAGCTTGCAAGACTGCCGAAAGAGGAACGAAGCCGAGAGAGGAGCAAGACATTCCCGGGAATAGCGAAAGCTATGGCAGAACAATGGGGAGGCGAGAGATGAAATTCGTCGTTGAAGGAAAGCCGCAAGGCAAAGCTCGGGCGCGGACGTTTTGGAACAGCCGCATGGGCAAAATGCAAAGTATAACTCCTGAACAGACAAGAAGCTATGAGGATTTAATCCGTTGGAGCTATAAAGCGGCGGGCGGTACATATCTGGGAAAAGGGCAATTTACGGTGGCTATAAGAGCGATATACGAGGTCCCCGTGTCTTATCCCAAGAAGAAGCGAGAAGCGGCTCTACGGGGCGAAATACGGCCTTGCGTGAAGCCTGACGTGGATAATATTACAAAGGTAATTCTGGACGCGCTGAACGGGGTGGCGTATCTTGACGACAGCGGGGTGATAGCCGTGACGGTAGAGAAAGAGTACGGAGAAGCGGCGCGGGTGGAAGTGGAGCTGAACGCGATTTGAAAAAGAACGCTTCGGTGCGCGCGTGGTGAATAAAAAGAAAAAGGAAACAGTTAAGTTTTGCGAGATAGAGCAAAACGGAAAACAAGGCTGATACCCGAAAGCCGTTCGCGCACATGAACGGGAAGTAGGAAAAGGAGGAGAAGAAATGAAATCGATAATACAAAGTATAAACCCCGAACATGTTTTCAATATGCGTTTTAGTAGTAAACGGTTTCCCTTAAAGCGGATAGAGGTGAGAAAAACCGCGCCCGACGAAACACCGTTCAAGGCATATATTTATGAAACGAAGCAGAAAGAAAAATCGTTTATAAGCAAGACGATAGACGGTGTGAAAACGGAAGTAATTATCCGTCGCGGCGGGTGCGGGAAAGTCGTCGGAGAATATATCTGCCGAAAGGTTGAAATAGTCTATGCGGATAACATGATAGAGGCGTATTATAACAATTGTTCCGAAACCCGTTTGACAGATGAACAGCTTTGGGCGTATGCGAGTGGAAAACCTCTTAAATTCCTGTATATGGAAAACGTAATTTTCTACGACAAGCCGAAAGAGCTGGGCGAGTTTTATACGCTTTGCGAGCCGAACAAAAGAACAAAAAGGTGTGATAGGTGTGAATATGCCTTCTGCACCGTTTTAGGCAAAAAGCCTGTCACCCGCGCCCCGCAGTCATGGTGCTACGTGGAAGAATTGGAGGAGTTATGAACAAGGAAGAGCAGATCGAAGAAATGGCGAAGGCGATATATAAAAGCGGAGTGGCGATTGACGCTACAGATATAGCTTTTGGATTATATGATACCGATACTCATTTCCACCGAATGGCGACGAAATTATACGCCGGGGGCTACGGAAACGTCAAGCAAGCGGTGAAAGAGTTTGCGGAGAAGCTGAAAGAGAAAGTAGAAAAAGCAGAGGAAGAAATAGTCCCGAAAGGTTGTGATCACTATTTTAAAAATGGTGCAATGTGTTGTCAATCAATTATATTTTTGATTCTTGACGACCTCGTGAAGGAGGTGTGCGGTGAGAAATAAAAGCTGTCCATATAAAAATCGCTGTCTTGATTATTGCGAAGATTGTGAATGGAGTAAGTTAATTAAAGATACAGTAAAAGAATTTGGAGAGAAGCTGAAAAGTTATATAGTCGGCAACTGCTGTGTAGTGGACGACGACGTGGATAAAATTTATAAAAAGATAAATGAGATTGAAACGGAGGTGTGCGGTGACTAAAAGAGAAGCGGCGATTGTATCGGCTTATACAGGGTTTTTAATCGGGGACTTTTCCGATATGCACAAATATATTGAGGAAAAACTGGGCAGATCCGTTTGGACTCATGAATTAGCAGATATAAAAATTCAAGAAGAAATCAAACAAAAATCCAAGGAAGATTTTATCAACATCGAGGTGTGCGATGACTGAACAGGAACAGATTGAAGAAATGGCGAAACTTATAGACGGAAGCGAATGTCCCAGTGAGAAGTGCCCGAAAATGGATAAAGAACAAGTAAAAGCTTTTGGGGCTTGTAACATCCATAGGGCGCAGATACTCTATAACGCAGGCTATCAGAAAGCCGAGGAAGTGCGAAAAGAAACGGCGCGGGAGATATTCGAGTATATAGTTAAAAGCGGTGTGATAAACGTTGCGCCAGATACAATAAAGATGTTTTTCAAAGAGCAATACGGTGTGACGGCGTTCATCGAGGAGGGCGAGGAATGATAGACAAAAAAATTTATTCGGGCTGGGCATTTACCGAAAATTCGACTGAAAAATCCGCAATGAATAAAGAAATTTACAAAGAATTAAGGACAAAATACTCGGTTAAGCGGCTATTCAAGGAAGAAGAATGCGCCCGTGAAGAGGTAATTAATAGTAATGATTTTGTTTTTGAATTAATCAGAACCTATTATGCAAGAACGCGTTACCGTGTTTTGAAATGTCCGAAAGAACTTACTACAACCGAGAAAGCGCTTATAATAGATGACGGTAATCTTCCATTCGGATATTTATCAGAAGAAGAGTACATTGATATTCTTATAGATTAAGTTGTCGGAGGAGAAAAAATGAAAATCTGTAAGAATTTAACGAAAGAAAATCCCGTTGACGAATTTATCTGCTCGGAATGCGGGTTTATGACAGATGATTTTTCCCGAACTGAAATTGATGAAGACATTGATGACGGGATTTGGTATGAGGATAGAACACGCCGCGAATTTGAGATAAAGTATTGCCCGAATTGTGGGGCGAAGGTGGTAGAGGAATGAGCGAGTATAAGAGATTGACGGATAGTAAAACGGCAAAAGCCATGAAAGAAAACGGGAATACTACAAATCCATATTATATCTATCTTGCCGAGTTGGAGGACAAACTCGAAGCTGGGAAGCTGGTAGAGTTGCCGTGCGAGGTGGGAGATACGGTGTATTCGGTAGGATTGGTTTTCAGTGACGGCTATGAATTTGATAAAAAGGGGCATGAAACGCCCGTACATTCTTCGGGGTGGCGAATAATGAAAACAGAAGTTACCGCAAAAAATATTTATAGGATTTGTGACGGGTGCGTAAATAAAAGGGCTTTCCTCACCCGCGAAGCCGCAGAAGCACGGTTGAAAGAATTGGAGGCGATAGAGAAATGAATCGAATACACTTAATCGGAAATTTAACAAGAGATCCGGAGTTCTCGGAAACGGCGGCAGGAGTCGCGGTGTGCAAGTTTTCCATTGCAGTCGGGAGAGCATACGCCGACCAGAACGGGGAAAAGCAAACGGACTTTTTCAATTGCACAGCCTGGCGGCAGACGGCGGATGCGGTAGCGCGGTATACCAAAAAAGGCAACAAAATCGCTGTCATCGGGAGTATGCAGTCGCGCGCTTATGAAGATAGGCAGGGCGTAAAAAAGACAGTGTGGGAAGTGCAGGTATCGGAGATAGAGTTTTTAAGCCCTCACGAAGCGCAGGAGAAGGAAAGTGAGCCTCCGCGAGGAAACACCCGTGGACAAGCGAAAAACGCAAGGAAGCCCGTTTTACAGGCTTTGGACGATGACGACGATATACCGTTTTAGGAGAGAAAAAGAATGACGAGTAAAGAAAAGCGGGAGTATATCAAATTAGCGTTTCGGGATTATATAACGAATAAACGCAGGATTGAACAAATGACAATACCGGGCTTGGGCGGGGTGGATTACTCTCGCCCTTCTGTCGTTTCGGATAACTTTGCCAATGGCACGGAAAATTCCTGTATTCGATACATTGACCGCAAGGAAGCGAATGAGAAAAAGATAGAGATAGTTCGTCGAACGTTAGAGTATTACAAAATCGAAGATAAAAAATACGGTTCGAAGGGCAAGTATCAATACATAATTAATCGGTGGTTTCGGCGTTTCAGTTATCGAAAGACCGCATTGAGATCAAGCATTTCAGAGCGTACGGCAATGTATTGGGAAGAAGAAATCTACTTTACTGCGGAAATGATAGCCGAGGAGTATAATTTGTTTTAAAAAATGGTGCAATTTTATTGCAGTTTTTATCCGTTTTAATATGCTATAATGGTATCGTGGAAAAAGAGAAGAGAAAGCTTTTCCCCGAACAAAAGCCCACCCTGAGGCGTTGCGTATCCCCCTGACGCGGCGCCTTTTTCGCGGGCAAAAGGAGTGGAGGCGTAATGTTAAACACGATAGAGCGGAAGATAAACGAGATAAAGCCGTATAAAGGAAATGCGAAGAAGCATTCGGAGACACAAATAAAGAACGTTGCGGAAAGTATTCGTCAGTTTGGTTTCCGACAGCCGATCGTATTGGATAAAAACAATGTCATCATTATCGGACATTGTAGATATGAAGCGGCAAAGTTATTAAATTTAGAAACAGTGCCATGTAACATAGCCGCCGACCTTTCATCGGATCAAGTAAAAAAGCTGCGAAATCTCGATAATAAATTGAACGAGAGCGAGTGGGATTTTGACCTTTTACGGAACGATATATCCGATTTAGATTTTTCTGATTTTGACATCGATTGGGAAATTCCGGAAAACGAAGCGGATGAATACGAAGAAAAAAAGCGCGAATTTCGTCAACGTATGGAAGCGGGGGAGCTTTCGGAGCATAGTGAAGAATATCAGGAATTTTTGCAAAAATTTGAAGCAAAGAAAACAACAGACGACTGTTACACGCCGGAGAATATTTATGAAACCGTGGCGGATTATGTCGTGAAATATTACGGTGTTCAAAAAAAAGATTTTATGCGTCCGTTTGTTCCGAACGGTGATTACAAGAAAGAAAAATATACACCCGCTTCCGTCGTCGTAGATAATCCTCCGTTTTCGATTATCTCCGAAATTTGTAAATGGTATCAAAAAAATAATATAAAATTTTTTCTGTTCGCCCCAACACTTACGATTGCGAGTATAAAATCCGCGCATAAGGTTATTTGCGGAAATACTATCGTTTATGAAAACGGAGCGAACGTGAATACTTCTTTTGTCACGAATATGGATAAATTTGAAATACGAAGCGCGCCCGACCTTTATGCGAAGATAGAGGAAGCAAATAACGAAAATCTTAAACAAATGGTAAAAGAACTGCCTGCTTATGAGTATCCGAGCGAAGTCGTTACGTCAAGTACATTTGCTCGGTTTTCAAAATACGGCGTTTCGTTTTCTGTTTTGCCGGAAAGTTGCTGCCGAATATCCGAACTTGACGAACAAAAGAAAGTAAAAAAAGGCATATTCGGTTCCGGGTATTTGATTTCGGACTCCATGGTTGCCGAGAGAAAAGAAGCAGAAAGAAGGGAAGCAGAAAAAAAACGGAATTATACATGGAAATTGTCGGAGCGAGAAAAAGAGATTGTAAAATCGCTGAAATAGACAAAAAAAGGCGGTGAGGATAGATGTCGAAAGCGGGGCGACCGCCCATAGAGATTAAGCAGGAAGATTTTGAAAAATTATGCGGTTTACAATGTCCCTTGGAGGAGATAGCGTCATGGTTCAAATGTTCGGCGGACACGATAGAACGGTGGTGTAAAAAGATTTATGGGATGAATTTTGCGGAGGTCTATAAAAAGCATTCAGCGAGCGGCAAAATTTCTTTAAGAAGGTATCAATTTAATTTAGCAAAAACGAACGCTTCAATGGCAATTTGGCTTGGGAAGCAGATGTTGGGACAGAAAGAACCTAAGGAAAACGAACTGACGGTCGGAGATAACGATTTCAAAGTCGTGTTATCAATAGAGGACATGAGCGGAGGAGAAGATGGAGATTAAAAGCATTGTGCCCAAGCCGTTTTCTCCGTTGCTTTCGCCTGCTGTGCGTAAGATCGTAGAAGAAAGCGGCAGAACGTCGGGGAAGTCTACGACCAATGAAACCGTGGCTGTATGTAAAATGATGGAAAGCAGGAAGAACAACATTTGGTATTGCCGCGCAGAAAAAGGGGATATAAGAACGTCGGTGTTCAGTTCTTTTTTGGCAACGATTCAATCGTTGGGAGTAGAGAGATACTTTCAATATAAATTAAACCCTATGGAAGCGATTTGCACACTGACGGGCGCTAAATGCTATTTCGGAGGGATAAACGGCAAGACGCGGGATGATCTGAATACTACGAAGGGATTTGTGCCGCAGGATAGAAGTTTGGCTATGTTCATCTTAGACGAAGCGAACGAGGCTAAGAGTTATCAACATATCCGTGCGGCAGAAACGACGGCGAATAAATTTTTAAAACCTGATGGAAAGATTATTTATGCTTACAATCCTCCCCCAAATCTTGGGCATTGGGCACATAGCTATTTTGGAAAGATGGTCGAGGACGGGGCGAAACGGATCTATACGACGTATAAAGACATTTATAAGCTGTTAAATTCTGCTACTATCGATGAGATACTGACGATGAAGCGGGACAATCCGCAGCAGTTCAAATATTGGTATTTAGGACAGAAAATCAGCCTTGAAGGATTAGTGCTTTATACGTTCAATCGAGAGCGAAACTTAATTTCATTAGATGCGTTTAAAACGGCTGTAAATCGTAACGGATACCAGCCGTTGTATATCATTTACGGAGTAGACAGCGGGGTAGTGAAAGATCCGACTGCCGTTTGTGCGTGGGGGATTTTCCCTGATGGGAATCTGATTAAACTATCAACGTTCTATCTCGATCCAAAAAAGGCGGGAGAGCCGATACCGAATACGATGCAAGTTTCGGAAATGGTGCGTTGGTATAACGACTTCTATGCGGAAATGGGGAGCTATGGAGTTATTCTTCCGGGACCGTATAATGAAGCGTGGGTGTTTGATAGTGCAGTGGTCACGCAGGATTTAATGTTGGAGTTCGGAAACAAAACAGGTTTTTTCTGCAAAGCGGTGGAAAATAAAAGCATAGAACGAGATATAAAACGTTTGCAAAACGGATATTTCCGCGGGGTTTTCAAAATTTTAGATATACCGTCGAATGCGCCGAGTCTTAGAGAACTCGGCACATTTTGTTATGACGAAAAAAACGAGATACCCGACGGGCAGGATGATCATACGATTGATGCGGATAAATACGCGACGGCACATTATTATTATGCCTATTTAAACAATTTCGGATAAGGAAGTGAGCACACATGGGATTTCAAATACCAGAATATTTAAAAAGATACTTAGAAAACACAAAATATAGAAAACCATTTGAAAATTTCGTCAATAATTCGACTTATTACGCACAGTTAAATTGGCAATGGATTTCCTATATGGAAACGGTAGTAAGACCGTGTATAGCCTATTCTACGGCGTCAGTAGACGGGGTGTATAATTCTTCGCTTTCCACTTCGACCGGAATGGCATTGGTAAAAGGAGCTACGCGCTTAATCACCGGGGATAAATTGTTTTTCCTGGGGAATGATGAAAGCTGCAAGTTTCTAAGCGATATATGGTCGCCTGGCGTTAACTTCAATAAATTTCTTACGCGGGCAATTTCTTTTATGTTAGCCGGAGGCACTTCGGTAATAAAGTGGAATCAGGATGAAAAAGGCAGGAATACGCTTTCTGCCTTTCGCATTGATAGAACATTAATTTCCACTGACGAAAACGGGGAAGTTACAGACGCGGTTTTCTTTGTCGCGTTGTTATCCACATTAAAAAATCGCGAGCAGCAGTCTACGTATTGGTTGGTGGAAGAAAGAAAATATAACGAAGACGGCAAGCCGGTACTAATTTATAAAGTATTTGTACGCGGTGGAATTGTAAACTCTCCTACGCTTCCTTCCCCCTATGAAATAGGAGCAGAGATAGAAAATCTGCCCAAGAATGTCCAGGAAGAATTGCGGCGTCTAAAAATAACGCGCTTAAATCAAGAAATTATACTGCCTACCTTTGATAGATTGGGTGTATGGCTTTTGAGTCGCACAGCTACCAATTCCTGTGTGCCGGACGCGCCTTTTGGAGATCCTTTATTATACGGCTGCCTGGATTTGTTATGGTCTATCGACGTAGTATTCAGTGGGTCGATGATAGACGTACTAAACGGCGAGGGCAAAATTTTAGTCCCCAAACAATTTTTGCAGGACACTTTAAACCGTTTACAATCGCAATATCCGGGCAAACAGTTCAACGTAACTACGGCAGAACTGCGTGGATACAGCGATGAAAGCTTTGTCTATATCATGCCGAGCGTGATGGATAAGGATAAAATGTCGCCTACACCCATACAATTCGACATTCGAGCGGATCAGTATGGAAAGATGATGGAAATGTACGAACGACTGACCGCCGTCAGAGCCGGATATTCCCCGACGAGTATCTTTCCCTATCTGACGCCGGATAATAGTGTAAAAACCGCAACGGAAGTAACTGCGGAGGAAAATCTGACACGAGCGAGTATTCGAGATACACACAATACCATTTTACCGGTGTTGACAAGAGCGTTAAGAGAGGTGCTGAAACAAGAAGGATTCGTGCCTGACGTGCAGTTACAGCTTGGAGATTATATAGGCAACAAATTGCAATACGACGCCAATATCCGCGATAATTATAGCGCGGGATTATTGCCAAAAGAAATTGCAGTAAAGCAAATTAATAATTTGACAGACGGGGAAACGCAAGAATATCTCGAAAAAATTTCAAGTGACGATGAGTATAAACGATCTCAAAATTTGTTTGGGGATAATTTATTCAATGAAAAAGATTATTACGGAGGAGAGGAATAAATGGAACTAAAAGCCTATGTCCCCGATCCGCTGAACGAACAAGCGAGCGTATTGGTGGACGCGCAGACGGATATAAAAACAGCGATTAAAAAGGGCGTGCTTGGCGGCGCGTCCTTTATCGTTATATCCGCAGAAGTGCGAAGAATTATCTCCCGTGCCATTGCTCGGATTCGTTCTCCTACGTTAAAGCAGGATGCCCGTATCTCGTTGTTGAGATTCTCGGAAAATGTTTATGGTCGACTGCGTAGAGAGTTACCGATGAATGAGAGTCTATTAGTCGCGGTAGCATTACTTACGCGGCGCATTACCGAACGACAAGCCAATGGAATAAAATCGGATTATTTTATTCCTAAAACTCCCCGTGAGATACGGGCTGCCGAGATCGTGAGTAATGCGTCCGAGATACGAATACGAAGTCAAGACAAAGGAATCCCGTTGCAAGAGTTTCATAAAGTCTATATAAATCGCGTTTCAGACGCTCTGGGGCGTTTATCCGACGAAAAAGCCTTAGACCCGAACGACGTGACAGGGCGCAATTCCCTGCGCAATCTCGCTGAAATGCAAGTGCGATATGAGCGTCATCAAGACGAGATTTCAGGGCTGAAAGCTTCGGGCAATCGGTTGGTGGTTTGTTCTGTCCATGCCGACTGTTCGGAGCGATGCGCACCGTTTCAGGGGCGCGTGTATTCGTTAGACGGAACGAGCGGAACGACCGAGGACGGGAGAGCGTTTGTGCCCTTGGAAACGGCGACCGATATTTACTATACGACAAAAGCGGGAAGGACGTACAAGAACGGACTGCTGGGATTTAACTGCCGTCATAAGTTGACGCCATATAAAGCGGGGATGGTGATTCCGTTTGTTTCGGAGGCGGAACGCAAGAAAGAGGACGCGATCACCAAACGGCAAAGAGAAATGGAAAGGGCGGTGATTCATTACCGCGAGGAAGCGTTGGCATATAAGGGCGAGAACGCGCAGCGATATAAAGAAGCGCGAGGAAACGCTGTAAAAATGTATGACGCATACAAGCGCTTTTCCAAAGACAACGGTCGGGCATATTATCCTGACCGAGTAAAAATTTTATAAGAAGCGGAGTGCGATGGCACCCCGCTTTTCTTATGCCTCAAAGGAGGTTTGCATGAAAAAACGTTTCTTGTTTTTTAAAGACAAAAAAAATAAAGAGGAGGTCACAGAAATGACCAAAGACGAAGAAGAGATCAAAAAGGCAAGAGAAGATATTGACCGTAAGGGCAAGGATTCTCAAACGGAACGCGATCGTGAAGACGAAAGCGTGGGTGAACAGGAACGGCGTTCGGGAAATGAAAATTCTCAGGACGCGAAAGCACGCATCGACGAGTCGGAAGGCACGAAACGCTACGATGAAAAACGTGCGGAAGAAAAACGCAGAGAAGACCGCGACGAAAGACGGGACGACAAGAGAGAGGACGAACGGAAAGACGATCGCTTTGATCGTTTGTTGGATTCTATGGAAAGGTTGATCTCGGCAATGGAAAAACGGGAAGAGCGGGCGGGAGATAAACTGGAACGCGCTGCGGAAAAATACGGTATGTCCTCGGGTAGTGCGGGAGAGTCGAAAAAACGCTCCTTTTCCGACGAAGATGTAAAAAAATTATTGGGCTGACAGGAGGTAAAGAAAAATGGCAGCAGTTATTGACACGGAAGGCTTGAGTGATAAAGTATTATACTCTCAGGTCATGACAAATTTAAGAACTGCCTACGATAATTACGGCGTAGGCAACGGCAATTATCCGAACGCCTCGGATATTCTTACCGATCGAATTTTAAACAATATTTGGTTGAAGAATATCCTCGACGCGAGGATTTTTGCGGATGGCATGGGCATAACGTCGAGGACAGGCGTGGAAGGCGCAAGTATAGTGCGTGTGCCTATCATGGCGCCGCCCAGATATTCCATGCGAACCATTACCATCAACGCTTCTTTAAACGGCGTATTGCAAGGCACACCCGGCAACGACGGTTTGGAAAACAGAAACCTTCCCAACGCGATTCAGACGAATGGTATAGATTTACCGTTGAATCAGGTCTATGACGACGCGACGGTGATTTATCAGCTTTCGCAGAATATGGTTTCGCTTCCGCTGGCTGCGGAATACACCTCAATGATTCCGGGAACCGTGGCGAACATGGAGGATTCCACGATTTTGGCAATGCACCTCAAAGGCGCGCTGGCAAGAGCGGCGGGGACGGAAAACAGCAACGTTATCCCCGTCGACCTCACCAATACAGGAGAGGGATATTTACAGCAGGTTATGAACTCTTTAATCGGCGCAATGACCAATCCTCAAACCTCGTGGAGCGAAGGGATCGTTCAGTATCGTTTGGAGGATTCTGTGATCGTAGTCAAACAGTCCTTCTTCAATCTCTTGTTCTCGATTAAGAACGGCGCGCTTGTATCGGCTTCCAATCTTGCGCAGGAAATGCTGCTTGGCGGTGCGTTTACTTACGACGGAAAACCGAAAGGCGGCAATATTCGTGGCCTTTACAGCGGCGTATGGATCAAGGTTGTACCTGATTCCTACTGGCGTCAAGCGGCGGCCTTGGCGGGAATCACGGCTGCTACCTATGCGGAATTTGATAAGATTCAGGGATATATCGCGAACGCAATGGGCTTCGCGTTTGGTCGTGCCGAAGCAACGATTAATCCGATCCCGAATCCGGGCAATGCGGTCGGTACAAAAATTCAAAATCTTTTCCGTTGGGGCGCCGCTATGACCAGAGGCTCCGCTGCGGCTGTAATTGTTTCTACTGCGGATAATTTAAACGACTTTAAGAATCCGATTACTTCCGACGGCTCGATTGTGGCTCCCGACAGCTTCAACGATACGATTAAATCTTATGGGGTGAAAAACGTGGATTACGGCAATGCTTCTAAAATTTGCGTGTATGACAACGCAAATACAACTACCGTTACGCTTACTGTGACGGGTACAGGCAGCGCGGCTATTTCTAACGCTACCTTGGAAATTACGAAGGGCGACGGCAATCCCGTCGGATATGCTAATAATGTCGACGGTACCTATACGTTTGTCTTAGGACGCGGAGATACCGCGACAGTGGGAATTGTAGCGGCTGGCTATCAGGCGGCTACTGTCAATATTACCGCGGCTAATACCGCGGCGGCTACTTATGCCGCTACGCAGGCTCTGACGGCTGCGGCTTCCAAGTAAAGTTTCAAAGGCTTCGTCCGCTGTGCCTTAACAGCGGTACACCAAAAATAAATCAGGAGGACTATATCATGGCTGAAATACCTTCTACGCCGATTATCCCGGCACAGCCTATTTATCCCTACGACGATGAATATATGATTTTTGATAAAGCGACGGGGCGTTATATTTTGACCGAGAAATACCTCATCGAGAAAATGGGGATAGATCTATCGGCGCGCATTAACGAACGCAACGCCGTCACGCCTTCCGCCTTGGTGAATCGTCTATTGCGGCAAGGCTCCAATATGGTGTATAACTATATTCACGCCTTTAATGCTAACAATACTTTTCAAGACCTATTAATAGCAAAACTCCCGTCTTTGCGAGCGTTGATTATGGAGGCGATGACGGAGCAGATCTATTATCTGTCCATTGTCGGCGACGTTTCCCGCTCTACGGATGAAACGAAGCGCAGAATGGGTATAGACCAGAACTGTATAGACGTTTTGGAACGCACGGTGCCCGAACTCGGTACCACGATATTATACATAGGAGATTTAACGCGATGGATTTCCTGGATTTGCTGAATCCCAAAACCGAATACTATTTGACAGGGTATTACTACCCGTATTATCCCAGTACGCCTGAGGACGGACGCGTTACATTTAACTATAAGCAAGTGAATCCGTATTCCCGTGCTTTCGGTACGGTATTAGATAATGTTCGTTTGGACAACGAAACGTATGCTTTGAAAACGAATGAGGACTGCGGATTCAAAATAAAGGGCTTTATTTCCACGCAGGACGGCGCCTTTTGGTCGATTGCGGAGATTGTGCACAACGAACAAATACCGGGCGCAGAGGAGGCTTTGCGCTTCTTTAAAACCGTCGTACAGTCCGAGTATCTAATACGCCTTATCCGGGCAGATAACCCTTGGGAGATAGGTACATGATTTCAAATCAAGAATTTGCCCAATTAGGCGAAGATGCCCTTGTATACATGAAACAGCCTGCGCCGCGAGAAACGGGAAACTTGGAGGATAATGGTATTGTAAAAGCAATGCCTTCTCCACAAGTTTGTATCATTTATGTGGATCAGACTATCGCGCCTTATATGCCCTATACAAATGAAGTTTGGATTGCGCCTCGTTGGAAAGGAGCGAAAAATCCGAATCAAGAATGGTGGAATTATGACTGTGAATTTACAATAAAAAAAATAGCCGATATACTCGGCGGGGAGCTTAGAAGAATATGATTACCTTAGATCAACTTAAAGATAATTACGTAATGCCGCTTTTAAATAGCACACCGTTTAAATTTATGATCTTTACGGACGCGGGAAATTATCGCCATCCCGACAGGAGAAAAAATACCGTTACGGAATACATAAACGGATTGTTTTCTCTTTCTCAATCAGAAGTTCAACGCTTGGGAGGCGGATTAACCGCAGTAGCCCTTGTTACTAATATAAAACTTCTTATTCCTTGCGGCGATAATAGTGATACCAGCTATACGGGGGAGCTTCGGATTGTTCAGCAAATAAGGGATGCGTTGTCGGAGGTGCTTTCTCAAAATGTTAAATTAAGTATTACGTCTGATGGAAAAACGTATGTCGGCGGCGTGTCATATACTTTACCTTCTGCCGAGCTACGCAATCTTCGCCAGGGAATAGGCGATAGTTTGGAGTATAGCTTCTCGATTACTTTTGCGTATCTCGAAAACGCTTTGAACGCCACGGACGTTAAAATTCTCATAGACGGCGCGGAGATTGCATATACAAGCTTTCTCTTAACGCGTAGAATTAATCCTTCGGCAGATCTATATAAGAACTCGACGAACGGCGAAGCGAAAGCCTACGCCGAAAACTCGACCTTTACAATCGATTTGGAAATGCCTGCCTTATCTGATTCTCCGCCTTCACTGACTATATTAAATCATATCCTTGGGATTACTTCGGTTAATACTTCACATACAGTCGTTTTGACCATAGGCGATATAACGACTCAAACGTTTAATATGATGTTTGGAGAATGCTCGGCAAGCGGAGCGGGAGTCAGCAACATAGTATATAAAGTTTCTTTGTTGCCATTTGCCGCACAGGAAGTTATAGGAGGTTAAGATGGCAGCGAATGAATATGTTTTAACCTTGAAAAATGAAACCCAAGAAGGGATAGCACAAGAAGTCGGCGGCGCGGGCGGTATCCAGACAGCGGGAAGCTCCGGCGCTTCGACAGGCGGGGAACAGGCAAGCGGATTGAGTCCGAGTGCAAAAAAGGCTTTGCGCGGCGTTCTGTCTGTATATAAACCTCTTAAATCCACAGCAAATCAGGCGATCTCGTATGAGCTTTCGCAGGTCGAGCTTCGCACAGGCTCCCGCGAACAGCACCAGCGCGCCAGCTTTGCCTACTCTATCGGCTCGCAGTTGGTAAGCGCGGTTGAGAATATCGCACTCGGCGCGGCTTTCGGCGGTTTACCCGGTGCCATTGCAGGATTGGCTTTGAGCGTAGTTTCTACTGCTATTTCCATAAGCCAAACGCAAAATACCTTGAACACAGAACGTCAGCTCGAAGATATTTCCCGTAACCTTGCCGCACAGCGGGTAACCGTTTCAGGCTCTCGGTATATGAACGCTACTCAATTTTAGATAAAAGAAAAAGACGAGTTATCGCTCGTCTTTTTTCAATTGCTCTAATTCTTCTTTAAGAGCTTTGCTTTTTTATATTGATATACTAAATAAGATGTGGAAGAAATAATCAAAACGATATATAGAACTTGTAGAAAGATGGCAGGATAACAATAAAAGTTCTTTACGCTTTGGGCACTGAGGTATCCCTCTTTATAAGAGAGGCAAAAGATATTTTTTTTATCGAAACGAAGATAAGAAGATGAACCAGAAGAAGATGCATTAGCTCTATGTAAAATTACAGCATCATAATTTAACTTTACGTTTGTAGGAGAATTTTTATATTTTGACTTTTTTACATATTGGGAAAATCCATAAGTATATAAAGAGTAAGTGTCATCTTCACCTATTAATGTAAAAGTGTTATCATAAAAGCGTAAAGAGAGTTTCCCTGTACTAGTTTTTGCTGTATATGTCCCTTTAAAAATATCTGTACTCAAAAGCACAATATTTAGGATTATAGAAACAACTAAAACAATTACGGAAATAAGCTTTTTTATTTTCATAAAGATACCTCGTGTATAAATTTTAATATTGATAAATGATTATTCCTTTTTTAAATCGGCTAACTCCTTTTCAAGGGCTTCGATACGTTTTTGTTTCTTGTTTTCTTTATACTCTTTCAGTAGAGAGGTCTTAAAAAATTTCACTTCAAAAAAATTCAGGAATACAATAAATAGAATTTGCATGATAGCGGAAAGAAAAAAACTAATAGCTTCTCGATAATAAGATTGAGCTGCTACGGTGACACCATCAGGAAAAACTCTTACAAGTTGCAAAGCTTGTACTCCTTCATAAAGTGAAAAAACAATAGAAAATAATAGCAACAAATTTAACAGACTTTTAATAATAAGTTTTTTCATAATGTACCTCTGCCCAAATAATATCACAAAAAAAAGTAGCTGTCAATAGACAACTACTATTTTTATACAAAAATTTTCCAAGGAGATTCAAAAATATGAATCAACTCACAGTTACTATCAACGGCACCACTTACGAAAATATCGTGATTCCCTTTAAATTTGAGGAGATTCTCGATGAACAACTTGACTCCGCGACACTGACTCTATCGAGAGTCAACACGGAGGTGTTTAATCCTGACGACCCCGTGGAAGTGATTGTCAATGACGGAGAGAGTACACAAACAAAATATTATCGAATTGCGCAGGATTCCGCCTATGAAACGCCGAACGGGTCAGGATTCTATCGCCATGAACTCTTGTTGATAGAAAATACAAAAGATTTGGAAAACTATATGGTGGAAAGCCTTTGCGTTACCAATGCGAGCGGCAGAGGATATGCAATGATGGACCCGATTCAACAGAATTACGCCGATTTTACGGCAATAAGCTTTTTGTTTTCTGATGATAATAAAACTCCTTTGGCTACAAGAACGCAAATGAGCCTTCCCGATATAGTTCCTTATGAGAATACATCGGGAATTACAGACTACACTCAAACTATTAAAGTATTTCTTACTAATGCATCCGCTTCATCTATTGAAGAAGAAATTTATAGCCATACAACTACTAATCATACAGGAACAGTGCCCGGAACAATAGAAATTTATTCAGGTATTAATATTTTTACTTATACCTATACTGTAAGTTTTACAGCGGGAGGAGGTCCTAATACGCTTAATTATAAATCAAGTTTTACCATTTACGGACAGCCGAATTACTACCCGTTAAAGCCGTGGACGTTAAAAGAAGTAATAGACCGCGCGTTAGAGCTTGCGGAGCCGTTGGTATGGGATAAAGAAGCGCAAGAATACGTAAAAGAGCCGAGATTTAAATTCAGATACAAAACCAATGCGGGGTTAGGAAACGCGGAGGAACGGGCGTTGTTCGCGCAGTACTCGCCCGAATTTACGTTCACGCGGTGTACCTTGCGGGAGTTGTTACAGGAAATAGGGGGCTTCATACACGCGGAACCGAGGTTAGATCAATACAATACCGTTTATTTTGACAGATACGGAGAACAGGAGATAGCGACCTATTACGATTTCATCAAGAAGGAGCGACTTGAACTGAATCAATATAACTACACGGGAAAGACCGTTTCCTACGGCATAGAACAAGCGTGTACGCGTGTGGATTCCTACGTGGATAACTTAGTCAATCAAATCAGTATCGGAAAGGGAACGGTAGGACAGCCGTATCAGGACGGGTATCAATCCATGCGGACTGATTCTTCGTACATTCGCTTCACCGAGTCCAATATGATATTCCCGACAGTGTTTCCCGTGTTACAGCCGATCGCCTTGCGTTGGGTGGATTACAGCGGGATAGCGGGCGCGGCGCAGACGCGGTATGACATTACGCCGTATCTGTTTGAAAAGTCTATCTATGACTCGCAATTATCATCCTATACGGACGTGTACCCCGCTTCTAAGTATTACGCATTGTATTATACGCAAGGCGAAAAGAATATCGGCGGATTATTCTTTAAGGTACCTGAATGGACGGGCGGGGCAAGGGAAAATTACGCTATTGTGAATATTTTGAGAGCGGTTACGGGCAAGAACGATCTGGACGTTTCGGATTATACGAAGTTATGCTTTGAGTTAGTGTATATCCCCACGTACTCGGCGCGGGTAGGGCATAGCAAACAATATATCGGGGATTGGCTGAATTACCCAAGAAGCATAGCGCAGAATCAGTCCGCGAATATGGTGGAAACGCAGTACTACGGGGAAAATATCAAAGGTCTTGCGGAACGTTTGGGGACGATAGAAAAGACCTACACGTTTTATATGATGCACCAGTCGAATTTGCCGACGGCGGGCAAGTTATGGGACGATAGCTATTACATATCCACCGTATCTGTCGAAATTTTATCGGACAGATTCAAATGTACGATCGGGTTATCTAAGAATTTCAACCGTAAATCCAAATATATCGGAGCCAATTCCTACAAACGAATCTTTGAAGTATCGGAAAGGATGGTGCAGGAAAGACAGTCTATTTACACGGATTATCTGATAATCACTTCCCCGAGTACAATGCCGCCCGCCTCTAAAAGAAACGTGTTGATGAATATGACTACGTTTGTCAACGTCCGCAATACGTTCTATCAGGCGCTAAGCAGCGACTCGTCCCGCGATAGGGTATCGGCGGTGATTATCCAAGGCGAAACGAAAAACGGAAAAGAGGTATTGCCCAAAGTGATTTTACCCGTGATAGCTTCGGCATTCGGGAACGTAATGGAGTTTTCGTGGGAATTTCAGGACAATTATTCGGCGGGAATGCGCGCGGTGGAAGCGCAGAACGGAAAGGCGAGCGGTATGTTCGGGCAGGAGGTGCAATATTGCGATTATTACGGACGAATGTACTATGAAAATTTCAATCTGTATGTAATGGGATCTGTCAATGCGGCAAATCCCTTTTCTTATCCATTGTACGTGACGGAAACAACGCCCGGGACACAATCCTATGCGGTAGCGGGGACCTATGAAAACTATCCGATAATTAAACGCAAAGACAGCCGGGAAGCGATCAAAGAAAATTATGGCATCGAATACGTGACGGATTTGGAAAATATAATCATCGGCTCGGCGTTAGCGGCGAATAATCCTATGGTGTCAGGTGTCAATGCGCAGGCTCGGGCGAAACTGGTGATTTTGCGCAACCGAATCAATAAATTTTCCCGTAAGGTAAATCTATCCACGGGTATTATCACGGGGAACGTACTGGCAGAATACGAATTGGGTGCGGGAAGCGGTGAGTTGAACATGACGATCACGTCTTCGCAGGGCGGTCCCGTATATTTAGCGAGTTTCGGCTTGGAAGCCACCGTGGCAGGAAAAGCCTGGGCATTGGTGACGCCTGTGTATTACGGAGAGCCGTACACGGTAGAGGACGAGGACGGGAACGTTTCCACCATAACGCCCGAATACGGCGGCGAACTATTGATTGGGTGCAATCAGACTATATCCATAGGCGACGTAATAGCGAAGTTTAACATCGTGGGTTGTCACGATGTTTTTGAATATCTGAAAGAAAAGTAAGGAGATAAAAGTATGAATTTTTATGTAGACAGCGGAGGCGTGGTGTTACACGTAGACCCTGAACGGATTTTTCAAGGCTCCGCCAACGCCAATACGATACGGTTTGTAGGCGCGTTTGCTTCAAATTTATCGGTCACGACGGCATTTAAATTGCCGAACGGGGTCTGGACCGTCCCGCAGAAAATGACGTTATCGGCGCAGTTACCGGGAATACAGATGCCGGACGGAACACAGTTTAATACATGGGAATATAAAATCCCCGCGACGGTGACGGAAAACTATGGCGCGGTAAACGTACAATTTTTTGTGTACGGAGATACGGGCGGAACGGGCGGACAGATCGCCTCGGCTATGTCGTCATTCGAGGTGGAAAAAGGCGTGCCTATCACTTTACCCGATCCGACGGATGATTATAACACGCTCTTGACGCAGATTCTTTCGACTTTATCGCAACTGCAAGGATTTTATGATGGCTTGAATACCGAGGTGGAAGAGTTACAAACAAGCGTGAGAGGACTGCAAGGCGAAGTATCAGGGATTCAAATCGATTTGGAACAGGTACATACCGATTTAGGGAATAGGGTGGAAAAAACGACTCTGACGTATTCCCTATACGGTACGGATAAAAACGGAAACCAGGCGATCATACCCTACGGAACAACGGGCTTGGGGAATTCTATACCGCAATATACGGCGGATGGCGAAATAAGAATTCCCGCGTCGCCGACTCAATCTTATTATGCCGCAAATAAAGGTTATGTGGACAAAGGCTTACAAGAGAAATTAGATAAAACAGGCGGTGAGATTCACGGGGATTTGCTTGTCGGTGGAGAGTTGCGGGTGCTGGACGATACGATCATCATAGGAAATTTGACAGTACAGGGGACTACGATCACGGAAGACGCGGAAACGATCATGTCGAAAGCGAACGTTATTGTGACGAACTCGGAAGGCGCGCCTTTAACGCAGTTAAGCGGCATAGGAATCCGAACGAACGCCACGTTGGTTTACGGGATTATGTACGACCCCGGGGATGATACGGTGAAGCTGGGCGAGGGAACGCTGGACGCAAACAATGAATTTACGTTCAACAGCGGCGAAGGGACAGCGGTAGCGACACGTGCGGACAGCGCTATGTGGACGAACGGGCATTTATCTATGTGGAACGCTGCCGAGTACCGATTTGTAGACAGCGGTATTGCGGCGGATAATGTGGTCACCGTAAATACCGCGCAGCAGATCACGGGCGCAAAAACATTCGCGCAAGCGGTACGAGTGGGGACGGGGAATGTTTATGCGTCCTACTATACCGGCGGCGTAATCTGGCGGGATTCTAATGGAAATGACCATGCAAACATATTTCCGGCGGGTAGCGGCACGCTTGCTTTGACGAGCGATATTCCCACCGACTACGTGACGGAGAAAGAGTTTTCGAATCTTGCGCAACAGGTGGAGGATTTGTACGCATTAGGGGAGCAGGGCGGGTTGTTCACCGTTACAACAGTGGAAGATACGTATACCGCAAGGGAAACCGCAGGCGGGAATCTGAATATCGCAGACGGAGTATCAACAATTGTAAAGACGATTGAAGGGAGTACGGTCAAATGTGATAACTTAATACCGTATCCGTATGCGGACACGACAAAGACAGTAAACGGTGTAACGTTTACAAATAATGGAGATGGGACGATTACGGTAAACGGAACGGCAACTGATAATGCGATTTTTAACTTAAAAACAATTACTGTTCAAATTGGTAGTAATTACTTTTTAAGCGGTTGTCCGTCCACAGGAAGCACCACTACTTATATTGTTTATGCGGCTGACGGAGTATATGGATATGCGGACGCAGGTGCGGGAAAATTGATAAACCCAGCGAGTACTAATTTAAGTTTATCCGTTCTCGTTTATGCAGGTGCGACGCTGAGTAATGTCGTTTTCCGTCCCATGCTTAACGCAGGCACAACCGCTCTTCCATATCAGCCCTATTTCAAAGGCTTGAAAAACGCGTATTTCAAGGAGATTGTTAGTACGGGAAGGAATTTAATCCCGTATCCATACGAGAAAAGCACAAAAACAGAAAATGGCATTACGTTTACCGTAAATTCGGACGGCTCGATTACAGCGAACGGAACGACAACGGTGAATCCAAGTATATTCAACCTTGCGAAAATATCTTTAAAGGCAGGAACTTATGCTTTAAGAAGCTTTGCTAATGTTGAAAATGCAGGTGTCTGCCAATTTTATATTGATATTCCATCCGATCCAAATGACAGAACTGGCAATGGTGTAACCTTCACATTACAAGATGATATTGTAAACAAAAATGTAAATATTATAGTTAACCCTAACCAAACAGTAAATAATCTTATATTTAAGCCCATGCTTCAATTCGGCACTACGGCACAATCCTTCGAGCCTTACAAGCAGTCTGTCCTTTCCCTTCCCGCACCTGTGGAGCTTCCCGTGTATAACACGCTGAACTTCCAAACAGGGAAAAACGTATCACAGGGTGTAACACAGATATTTGACGGGACGGAGGAATGGCGCATTAGTGGGGACGGTACAAATATTCGTGCATATGTCGTAAAAACGACGTTGAATGAAGGAATTTGCAATTTTTATAAACTTGGGGACGCAAAAATACAAGGCGAATTTGATTTAGCTGACGGAGCGTATATTCGATTTAATGCTTACGGAATAGCAACAAATGTTGACGAATGGAAAGCCTATATCGCCACACAGTACGCCGCAGGCGACCCTTTGATAGTACGCTACAAAACCGCCGAGGTACAATCCGAAACAGACTTGAACGCTTCTTCCGATCGTTATCTTGCGTGGAAAGGCGGCAGTGAAACCATTGTTCAGGGAGAGGTCGACAACAGCGAATACGGAGCGGAAAATACAGTCAAGCAGGATTATTTCACGATTACAGGAGGGACGGCAAATGGAAATTAAATCGATTAGAAAGATAAATACGTCAGACTTAGATACTTTATCTGACGACTACACAGCCAAGGCGATCCGGCAATTACGCCGCATGGAATGTTTCGACGTAGCAGATCGTGCGGCGTGGTACGACGCTTTGACGGAGGAACAAAAGGCAGAAGTGCAGGCATGGCGAAAGGCATGGTTAGACGCGCCCGAAACGGGGATTATCCCGAAAAAGCCAGATTGGATAAAATAAGGAGAAACGATGACAAATTATCAAAATGCAGAAAAATTATTAAAAGTATCTTACGAAAATATCTGGGTGCTGCACCATAATATCATTTCCAAGAATTTCCCTCCCGACCATGAGAACATGGGTAAATACTATAAATTGGTATTAGACTGCGCGGACAGTTTGATTGAAAACGGTATCTCCATAGGAATTCCGGAAGTATCTATTGCGGAAGCCTTAGAAGACGTCGAAGCGTTGCCGATTCGTAAATATCCCAAAGTGGAAGCCTATCAACTCGTGCAGGAAATCTTCAATGAGATTATAGTTTTACTGGATGCGGCAAAAAAAGAAGAGGAAGTCCCCGACTACATACGCAACCTGATTGAGGAATGGCAACAGAAATTCGATTTGGAAGCGAATTATAAGATTGCGCACCTCTTAGCCGCAGAAGAATCTACGGAGGGCAGGGAATGAAAGTATATTTGAAATACCGAGGGATAGGCAGGTTTGCAGAGCCTGCCTTTTGTATTGCGGAAAAGTCCTTAGAACTTGATTTTGAGGGGATTAAGGGCTTGTCTGGGGAGTTTGTTTTGCTGTATCGGATAAACTTCCAGTCGGAGAAGAAAATCACGCTACGGGCTTGTAAAACGACGATACCGCTCGAAGAATTAAAAGCGGGACAACTGGACGGAAAGGTGATTCATTGTGTGCGCGGAATCAAGGTGTCCGAGTACGATATAGAGCCGTTGGTGTTAAAAGACATCGACGGCAAATTTTTTGCCCACGGTATGCTGACGGACATAGAAAATACCGTCGCGGGCTTGGTGAAAACCACGCGGGCGCAGAGCGAGGAAATAAAGGAACTCAAAACCGCTTTGGCAGAGGAAATCAAAGCCAAAGAGGAAGTCCTGGCAAAAATGAAAGCGTATGCCGATAACGGCGCGGAAGTAACATTTTAAGGAGAAAGAAAGATGAAAAAGAAAAGATTATGGAACGTGTTGATCGTGGCGGTATTGATTGCCTTTCTGGGCGTTTGCCTGGGCTTAATCTTCGGGTTTCGTTCGGCGGACGTCATGACGACGAAAGCGGAGGAAACGTCTATTGAAAGCCCGCAGGAGAGCGTAGAATCGCCTACAAGCGACGATAATTCCGCAGGCGGAGAAACACCCGAGGAGGACATAGGCTTCGATTTGGACGCGTTTTTGGAATGGGTGCAAAAGTACGCGGACGAAGCGGGAATCGGCGACGAATACGCAAAGGCGGTGGAAGCGATTAAAGCCGCCGCTTCCGAAAAGCAAGTGACGATTTCCACGGTGGCAAGCGTGGCACAACTTGCCGTGTTCCTCGTCTATCTGATTTACACAAATGTCAAAAACGGGAAACTCAAAAAGCAGTTGAAAGAGGTATCGGAGAAGTTGGATTTACAGCTTAAAGGCACGAACGGACTGATCGACGAATCGAACGCGAACGGGGAAACGGGACAGTCTACAAAACAGGAAGTGGAAGCGCTGACAAAGGCGGTGTCGCATTTACTGACGGGATTCACGGTGTTGACCGATCGGTTTAATATCGGCGCGGAGAGCAAAGAAGCGGTGAAGCGTGAATTTAACCGTGCGGCGCGGGAGATAGACGGCGAGAGCGTGAAGGAGAAAGCCGATGAAGAAGATAAAGCACTCTAAGGAGTGGTACTACAACGCAAGACTGATCGCGTATTGGGTGGGCATGGCGCTGTGTGTCGTGCCTACCTTGATAGCGGGGATATGGAAATTGCCCGTAATAGCGGTAAAGGACGCGGACAGTACGCTGTCGGGTGTGTTCGTGGTATGCATGGTGTGCGCGGCGCTGCCGCTTTATAAGGCGTTGCTGAAAGTTATAAAGAGTCCGAACGCGGCGGTGATTTGCTGGGTGCTGTTCGCGCTGATGGCGCTTGTCAATTCTATGGAGAAATCCACGATAGAGGGCTTGACGTTCGTCTTTGCGGTCGCGGCAATCGGGAATACGCTCGGAGCAATCTGTTTTAAGTTGTCCAAGGAGTTCGAGGAGCTTTGGCGGCATTGCGGGCAGGTGGAGATTGTAAACGAACAGCTGGGGGGAGATAAAAGATGATGCGAAGATTAGAAGAAGAAAAGAAAGAAGCGGTCCCTTTCATTTATGCGCCAAGGGTGAAAGAGAAGACGGAAAATTCATTTGTAGATGGTTTACTGACAGTCATTGACATTATTATTTTTACCGCATTAATAGCCTCTTATCTGATTGTATTCGATATGTCGGGAAGTTTCAGTATCAAGGAAATCACGTTTAATACATTGTGGTTTGCGGCGGGTACGGTATCCGTGGGAATGCTGACGAAGAAGATTGCCCGAAACAAGGGACGGAGTACTCAGGAGTACACCGAAGCAGATAAAAAAGCCAATGAAGCGCTTAAAAAACTCGGCGATTCGGAGTATGCCGGACAAGTGCCGAGATATTGCGAGAATTACACAGAAAGGGTAATAAAGCGTACGCGAACGCAATATTTGAGCGTTGTGGGATTGACGGTTCAAGACTATACGCAACGTTTTATCGGTCTTGAAAATCGAGAGCTGCGGGGGCTAATAAAAAACGGGGAAATAAATCGAAAGCAATATAAAGCCATTCGAAAATGCGATAAAGTTAATATAAAGCCTTACGACCCGAATTTTATTCTTTCCTTCAAGAGCGAGATTGACTGCGGCAAATCCCCGTCGGAAATGTATAATACGGAGCGAGAAGATAAATTGGATACGGCGAAATCGATATTAACCACTCTTGTGTCGTCGGTATTCGTGTGTTCTTTGGTGTCGGACGTAGTGCTGAATCTGTCCAAGGAAGTGATCGTAGCGGCAGCAATTAAGATAATCACAATGTTGATTTATATCGCATTTAAAACTTCTTTTGGGTGGAATATCTCACGGAAAGAAATCAAAAGAAACGAGTTGAGGGCTTCCGAAGCCGAAGCGTGCGAGAAATGGTGCCGAGAGAATCCGCCCAAGGTCACCGAAACGGCGGAGGCGATAAAATGATATTGGGAATAATAATCTGTCTGATTATGATTTTCAGTGGAGATTATCAGGATTAAGAAAACCCCGACAGGGCAGATAATACTGCTTTGTCGGGATGTTTTTTGCGTTTCGTACAAAAAAGTTGGCAGTGGACTATTGACAAATTGTATTTATAGGGTATAATATGTATTAAGAGATATTTGACGAATATTAAAATTTTGCTTGACAAAACTAAAAGAAAAATTGTAATATAGTAATAACTTGTTTGTTTTATTGGTAATTTGGAGGTATATAATGGCAATTTTTTATCCCGCACCGAAAATAGCACAATGGTTTATAAACCGTGCATATTTAGATGTTGACAACGGCGGTGAAGTAATGACCCATTTGAAATTGCAAAAATTATTGTATTATGCACAGGGTTGTTATTCGGCTATGAAAGGACGTTTATTGTTTAAGGATAAAATTTGTGCTTGGATGCATGGTCCCGTGGTACCGTCGGTGTATGAAATCTATAAGAATTACGGAGCAAAAATAATTGATCGTACAGAACAAATAACGATTGACCAAGAAACGGAAAATGTTTTGGAAGAAGTGTATCAAGTCTTTGGTCAATTTTCTGCATTAAAATTAAGAGAAATGACGCATAACGAAACGCCTTGGAAAAATACGGAACAAGGCAAAGAAATCCCTGTGAAAAGTATAACGGAGTATTTTAAGGAAAATTATATTACGGCAGATTGATATGGGGATAAAAAAACCAAAGATAAATATTAAAATTACCGAAATAAAAGAAAATGTTTGTGAGGCAAATAGACAAACAATTGTATTTTCTTTCGAATATTTAACAGAAGTAGAAGATTTTAATTTTCATTATTACGATAAGGATAGCAGAGAGGGTATTAAAGTATTTAATGAATTGGCGCATAAATTGTCCTTGCTTTCTCAAAAAACATGGGAGGAATTAAATAACGCAGGAAAAAGGAATGGCGGAGAAGAAAAAATGACCGTGGGAGAGTTCAAAACCCGCTTCGCCAATTCCTTAAAGCATGTCACTAAAGACGAAACGGTTTACATAGTAAGATTTAATAAAGACAAAAGATTGTTCTTTCGCCGTGGAAGGCATTGTAAAAGAGTGGCTCAAATTTTGGCTTGTGAGTTTAAGCTTGGTATGGCTTATGATCACGGAAGTTGACTTTTTAGAAAAAATAGCATATACTAATATCAACAGTACCTCGCACGCCTCTTTACAATGCGTACCACGCGAGGTCATTTCTACGCTAAACAGCTCTTGACAGTAAAGCCCCATGATACGGGAACGCTTGAAATCAAGAGCTTATCTTTTTGCAATTTTGGTAGTTAGATTGAAAAAAGCGGCTATAAATGCAATGTAACAATCATAAATGAGTTTAATAAACGAGACAAAAAGAGAAGTCGGGCTTTTATAAGCTCGGCTCTCTTTCACGAAAAAAGCGGCTCCGAAGAACCGCATTTTTAATCGATAACGACAGAAGAAATTTTTGTGGTGTAATTGTGGTGTAAGTGCTATAACCCTTATAAATAAAGGACTGTACGGGCGATGACTTTGGTTCAAGTCCTGTCATCCGCACCAAATATGCAGATTGTCGAATAAAAATTCGGCAATCTGCTTTTCTTGTGCTCGTTTTGAATAGAAAATGAATAAAATTGGACGTTTTTATACGTTTTCGGCATTGTTTGTGGTGTAAATTGTGGTGTAAAAATTGCCCTCAAACCCGTTAAAAATCAAACAAAACCTTGTCCATTTGCTCTTTCATGAACTCGTCGGAAAAATGTGTATAAACTTTCCCTACGAGCCTTTCGGGGCTATCGCCCATCCATATATCGACAATATCGGGGCGCACGTATTCTTGACATTTGGTTGCGAACGTATGACGTAAAGAATATTGAGTGATGCCTTTATCAGAAAAAATTTTCTTGAAAATGCGGTTTAAGGTTTGAGTGTTTACCGACGGCGCAAAACTCTTCGAAAAGTCCAGCTTTCCCTTTATCCTATCGGATATAGGGATTTTTTTATACTCGATTTTCCCGTTTTTACGTTTTGCGTTTCGTCCGACAAGGAAATCGCCTTCTCTATGTACTGTGGGCAACTCGCAGGGACGAAAACCAAAATACAGCATTATCAGGATCGGCTGCTTGTATTCTATATATTCTTTGGATTCCAAAGCGATCAATAAAAACCTGACTTCTTTGTTGGTTAAATTTCGTCTGTTCTGTCGTTCCACCTTTTTGAAAGGAATAAGCGTAACGGGATTGCGAGGAATAAGACCGCAAAGGTTGGCATACTTGAAAATCGAGTTTGCTACAATTCGAGTATCCTCATAGAGGCGTCCCGAAAGTTCGGAAAAGATTTTATCAAGGTCAATGGTTTTTATATTGATAATAGCTTGTCCGTGGAGAGGTGGAAATAAAAATCGATCATAGTAGCTTCGATAATTCAAATAGGTGCGTTCACAAAGCTTGGTTTTTTTATAGGTAAACCATTCTTCGGAAACTCCTTCAAAAGTGTTCTCTCGCACAGCTCTTTCCGCTTTCTTTTGATATTTCTCTATTTCTCCCGGCTCTGTCTTTTCTAAGAACTTCTTTTTTGCTTCCGCCAAATTTTTGGAAGAAGCAGTGATATAGTATCCATTTCTTCTGTACTGAATTTCGTAATAAAATCCGCGTTTTCCGCTTGGTCTTTTTACGATATGGGCTACAAGCCCGTTAGCGATAAATTCTTTCTTAAAGCTTTTCGACATTCTTGACATTGAAATCTCCTTCATGGTAAATTTCAATTCTGCCGTTATCGATTTTTGTTTAGAAGATATGGTAGCCCCGCATTCCAAGTCGTCAATTTTTTCTGCAAAAGTCGCCAACTCCTGGGCTAACTTAATAGCTTCTTTGCGTTCCTGAACCAACATAAGCCGCGCTGTCAACTGTACTAAATCGTCTGAAAGTTTCATCTTTCCACCTCTTTTTATCTTTGAAAACAAACATTTGTTTGCCTTCAATAAGAGTATAGCACAATATATATGACAGACGTATGCCTGTTTTAAAAAATAGTTTGAAAAAATTTTAGAAAAATTATTTTTTGTCGGGGGCTTTGGCGATTTCTTCAATCATGACGAGCATTTTTTCGGCAAAGGCTTCGCCTTTCACTCGTTCAAGTTCGTTGAAGGCGTCGAGTCTACGCCATTCTTTCTCGCTTAAATAGGTAGGGTGCCGTCCTACGCCCAGCGCCTTGTCCTCGTCCGACCATTCAAGAGGGGGCGATGAAAGTCCAAGAGCTTCTTCAATAGCTTGTACCGTATCAATCCGCGGCGTCTTGGTAAATCCTCTAAAAATATCTTCAACTGTACGCTTTGAAACTCCTGATTTTTCAGAAATGATAGAATAATTAAAATGCAACTCTTTCTTTTTCTGTTTCCATAATTCTAAGTTCATAAGGTACCTCCTAAAAGTATTATATAAAAAACCACAGAAAATTTCAACTTTTTTCATTAAAACGCTTGACAAGCACAGAAATATGTGCTATTATACATTTAGAAAACACAGAAAACTGTGTAGTTTATACCGAAAGGCTGGATAAAGTTTTTTATATGCTATAATTCTGTCACAAAGAAAGATTTATGAGAAAAAAAGTCGAATTGTAG